CGTGTTTACGTACGGGCTTGAAATCAATTCGTTTTTTAATACTTCGGTTACGCTATAAAATCCTACCATTTCTGTTGCTGTTTTTTAATCTGTCTAATTTCTATTTCCGTCTTTTGCTTCTCAAATGTCAAGAAGGTTAATATTTTAACAAGTGGCTGCTTTGTGACTCTATCGAACTCAAGAATGTTTCCTTTAGCTGCTGCATAGATTGACTGATACCATCCCCACTGTTTGGCAAATTGTGCTGTTTCGCTGTAGTCGTTTTGCTCATCTTCTTCGTCTCCTTCTCCAAATAGTGCGCTAAAGCCTCCAATAATTCGAGTCCTAAAGTCCAAAAAAAAACCGACGCACCCATAGCTATGCTTACAGGTGTGAACTTCATGAGTTCGGAAAATTCAGCCGTTCCTTCATATTCCATGATCTCATACTTGTCTCCTTTCGTATTTGTGATGGGTCTGTAAAGTACAGCCATAGCTTTATGCATATTTTCCCAACTGCTCAGATACTTCTCAGCATCTATATACTCACCCCATGAAATTGTTTCCAAATTGGGAACAAATCCAAATTCAATGTCTCCTATTTTGAAGCGTTGTTTAAATGGAGTTTTCGCTGCAAATAAGCGGTTAAAGTGTTCAACCATATCGGCTAAGTCAGTAGCTTTAATTTTAACTATGTCTTTTAGCTCTATACCGCAGAATAGAGAAACCATCTTTTCAGATATGAATACCTCATCATTCGAACCGTCTACCGTCTTTCTGAAGTCTTGGTAGGCTCTTAATGGTATTTCGTCTAAACTTGTTGGTATTAACAATTCTAACTTCATAATATTCTAACTTTTATTTCGTGTTTCTGTAGTTCATAACATGATTATACGCTTCATTTAGCATTATCATGTGCTTCCTTATATTAAACATATCGTCAAAGACTATACGTACGTTCTTTCCTGTGCGTTCTTTTATGTACTCTTGTACAACTGCTATCATTTCCTCAACGGATGGCGTATGTTCCATAACTTGTATTTAGTCCTAAAGTTTCCATTTCGTGATACCTAAAAGCATCTATAGCGTGATCTGTACCTATAGGCTTGTTTAATCTTACTCCTGTCTTATCCGTATCCCAACAATACGCCCTAAGTTCTTTGATAAGATTAGTGCTGTCTGACGTTACTAAATATTCCTGACGCTGCATTACGTCTATACCATAGTTGATAGAATCCTTACCCTTTGTAACGCCTTTAATCGTTATTCCTTGCCTTCTTATTTCTTCAATACTTTTCGGTTCAGAGCTATCAGCATAAACAGCAACATTTTTAGGCAGTTCCCTTGCTATATCTGTGTTTAACATTCCATTTCTGTAAACTAATTCCTTTACAATTCGTAAACCGTTGTATGTATATATAGCTACTATTGCCGTAGGGTCAACACTATAACCAAAGTCTAAGCCTATACCTATCAGTCTTGCATCTTTTGGTATAGTGTCTATGGTTTTCCAATTATTAAATACCACACCTTCTAAGCTACCTACTAAACCTAGACCATATACATTCCACCAATTACGCCAGTAAGAACTTGTCTCCGCCTTTTCCTTATTCTTTTCTATTTGGTCTATTATGGATTGATCTAACGCTTCATTGTCTAAGTAAGTTAGAATTATGAAGTCGCTGTCCGGTTCGTCTTTCAGTTCCGTATGCACCCAAAACTCATTTGCAGGGTTAAAGTCCAAATAAACCTCTTTTTTTGTACGTATTGCTAATTCATTGTAAGATTCGAATGTCACGTTGTTGCACTCGTTTATGTAAAGCACGTCACGTCTAGCACCACGTAGCTTAGATGAATCATCAGCACTAAAAAACTCTATTACACTTCCGTTTCCAAATTCATAACGTAAAAGAGACTTATTGAAGTGTTCGTCATTATAGCGACCTGTCCACTTCATTATCTTTAGAAAGTCTTTTAAAGCACCCCTACGTAAGTGTGGGATAGTTTCAGCAACTATACTTACCTCAAGTCCTGAGTGTCTTGCTGCTTTGTCTATGAGTATCGGTAGAATACCGAACGTCTTACCTGCATGGTCGTCCCCTCCTACTATCTTCAGAGGGGACTAAAGAGCGGAAGTTCCACCCTGTATAATCTTAATACGATTCTTCAGGGCGAGAATCTTCCTAATTGATGTAGTTACTTTAAACATTATTGTATTCCTATGGTTGTTTTAGTCTTAAAAATTACGGGGGTAGTATCCCATAAACACTGAATTTAATTATTGGATTCCTATTCTGTATCTTCGGTTTCTTCGTCTTCCTCTGATTCCAGGTTAAACAACGGCTGTTCTACTATTGTAGTCTGTGTCTTCTCTACAAGGTTATTTAGACGCTGCGTGATAGATGGATTATACATACCTGCCATGCCTCCTTCTATTTGATCAGTACGCACTTCTCTACGTATACGTGAGCAGATGGTTGAAAAGCGTTTATATCTTCCCCTCGAATTTGCAAAGTAATTAGACAAGTCTTGAATTATACCTTCATCTGCACAATAGTTTTCGAAGCCTTCTATTGTTAGAGGTCTTTCTTTCTCTCTATATACCATTTCGGCGTCTTTGCCTACGTAGTCTTTTACAATAAAAGGATTTTCTTTCGTGTTTTTCTTATACGCTTGGAATAACTCCCATAGATGCTCTGGGCTGTGTATCTTATTAGGTCTTCCCATTGTTATTCGTGTTTAGTTAGGATTGTAATTATAGTCGTAGAATTCGTCTTCGTCTACCGGGTGAAGCTCCATAAGGCTTATTTCGTAATCATGGTAAAGTACATAGTGAGCTTCTGCTATATGAAGCAATAGCTTTAAAGCGTTCCATGCTTTCTTGTGTAGTTCAGGATTAATGAATACTATATAGTAGTCACTTGTTATCCTTTCCCTGTTCGTGTTTTTCACCTTGCAACTGCTCATAAGAACTTCTACACACCGCAAAACGTTGATCTATATCTTCATATTCAGAAACCATTTTATCATCAGCCATGCAGCGTCTAATAAATTCTTTCTCCGTTTCTGATCCGCTTGGCTTAGGAATTGGCATCGTCGTACTCGTTATATATTTTTCTTAACTGCATTACTATATCTCTCCAACATGAACCACATGAGGTTGGCTGTTGTTTTACATTAAGCACCCTATTGTAAACTTGAAGTAAGGCGTGTTGATCGCTTGGTGCTATCTCTGCCGTTTTTTTATTAAAGAATGTTTCAAGGATTCCGTGTTCGTCTTCCGTTAGGCAGTTAATCTTTCTGTAAGGGAACATTTGATTTAGCTTCTCCTTGCGTTTATCACATCCGCAGTCCTCTCCTAATACCCATTTAGCAACTTTATCTATTCCTGTAGCTTTAAACACTTTCTCTAACGTATCGCCTAGACCTTCAGAAACTTCTTTCTTTACGTCTTGTACTAACTCCTTGGCTTCGTCTTTTACTATTTCCGTAACCTCCGTTACTATCTTACGCTTTCTCCCTCTTTTCTTTTCCATTGTTCAATTCTTTTATCAATAATTCTAAATGTACTATTCTTTCTAAAAAATGCTTACTATCTAATAAATTTACACTTTCTTTCTGTAGGCTGTTTGCATACCCAACGTAGGCTAACTCCTTTTGGTTTTCTAAATACGCTCTTATTGTCTTCATCGTGCTAAGTTAATATATCTTTCTTTTAACTGGTTAAATTCTTCTTGTAAGGCTTCGTGTTTATCTAATAACTCATTATGCTCACGAAGTATATTCTCTATCTCCCTGCGTAAATAAGCTATTAGTTCTCTAGCTTCTTGTTTGCTGTAGTATTCGTTATCCATGTTATAATAACTCATAATCGCCATTCATGTAGTCTTGGTAGTCTTCGCCTATTGATTCTTTTAAACGCTGCTTACAATGCTTTATAGTGTGAAATATAGACGTCAGACTAATCTTAGTTTCTGCTTCTAGTTCACGCATAGACATTCCTGAATCTCGGTATAATTCAAATAGCATCTTATCGTACCAATGCCATCTGTTTATTTCTTGCTCTACTTTATTGTCTATAGTGTTCTTTGCTAACGCTTCGTTTTTTTCTTGGTTGTCATCGAAAACATAAATAGCTTCGTTTAAATCACATTTATTTATTTTGCTCTTTTGCTTACAGAAATCTACATAAATATTTCTTAGAACAAACCATACAAAGCCTTTATTTACCTCTCCGTCTTTTACTATCTTATCCCATGTAGTGTACCTATGAAGTCGTAGATACATTTCTTGAACTATATCTTCAGCATAGAACTTTTCACCGAATCCTTCAACCACATTTACAAAGTACTTGTGATAAGTGTGATCAGCCGTAAAAAGCCAAGAGCGCACCCAGTCTTTTGACCTTCGATGCGCCCTGTACTTATGTAGGTAGTTTAGGTATTGTTTCTTATTCATCGAAGCTAATATTATACTCATGCATTAAATCACGTAACTTCTCACGAACCTCATATATAACGTCTATCTCTTTTTCTTCTCTATTATCGTTATATTTTGTTTCAGATCGTAGATACTGATCTAATTCAAACATGGCTGAAATCCACGAGGTAACCTTCAAAGCATTAATTGCTTCGTGCATATCATCACTCGAATACGTTATATTTACCTCCATCTATTAGCAATAAAGTTAAACCAATCAAATTTAAACCTGCTATAATAAGCAAAGTGTACGCAAAGTTAATCTTTTCTGTCTTATATGCAAGATATGAAAACACTAAGCTAAAGTACATGATTATAAATAAACAAAGAATCATATCTTATTTATGATAGTTCATATACTCATAGTACTCATCCCAGTGGGTAGCATCTTGCATCCAACTTTGTAAAGTTTCTATTTCGTCTTTCGTTAGGCTGTAGCTTACGTAATCTTCTTTAGTCTTATCGTACATAAGAACATCTGCCTTATCTAAGATCATTTCTAACTTATCCTCAGGTGCTTCGTACTTAACGTGGAAGTCAGCCGTGCATTTAAACTCTTGCCATTTGCCATCTACTTTCATGCTAAATTCAAACTCTTTCTCGAATCCAGTAAAGTCGTAAATTCTAAAGCTGTCGTAATCTTTCATAGTGTTATTTTTTTGTCAAATATAAAATTATTCTTTTATAAAAAAATGCTTTCTTATGCACTCGTGTTTGTTAATATCGTTTTTTATTACGTAGTAGTTTTCAGTTTCGCCTATGCACTTGTATTTATTTCCTTTGGTTATTATACCTTCAACTGTTATTAGAGCTATTAGATACATCTTTTATCTTTTGTTTGTATAGTTCTATAACTTCTTTTAACTCTTCTCGTGTGTATTTTCGTGTTTTCATAGCGTCAACGCTTAAACGATCAAATTCCTCAAATCCTAGTTTATTTAATAGTTTTTCACGGTAATTAAGTAAATTTCCCGAAAGAAAAGAATTACAATGTTCACATTGCAGATGCACATTCCTTTCGTCAAACCTTACTGCTGTGTGTGTTCCTGCGGAATAGAAATGTCCTGCGTTCTCTTTCTTTGGGATTTTGCCACATGAAATACAATTCTTTCCTTGATCACGAAGACGGATGTACTTATTAAAAGTTTGCTGTGCTATCTTCATATAATCCTGAACAGTCATTATATCCTCTTTCATCTTTTTCTTATTCTGCTTCCAAAGTTTCTCTTTTGTTTCGCAGACCATTGCTATGATACATTCGTCTTTTTGGCAAAATTTTTCCAAAGTTGAACGTATAGGATTAAATCTTTCTTGACAGTTACGGCACTTTTTCATAATCTAAGTTTAATTTTTACGCCATTAAAACGGCTTTCTAACAGTCAGCAAGCGCAATAATACTGCGCCTGCTTTTGTGTTATACGATACCTTGTGACCACTCCGAAAGTTTAGCGGTAACATATAACTTTAATTCTTCTATTTTTGACAATGGACAACGAAAGCTGACAGTTTTTGTCGGCTCATTAAAAGCAGATTTTCTGCCAGCGTTTTTTCGTTTTCCTCCTTGTTTTTTTGCTTTCATACTTAAAAGTTATCCCATTCTTCAACTGAACTAACTTTATTAAGTTTCAGTCTAGTGTTTGACAATTTATTTTCTCGCACAAAAGCTATCGCTTCTGCAATTTCTGTAAAACGTGTTCTTTTAAATTTTCCAAAAGATACACTCATAAATACTTTTTTCATTTTTATTAATTTTTTGATTTCGTTTACAAATATATAACTCATTTTTGAATATACAAACTTTTTCAAAAAATAATTAAAAAAATAAAAGGCATCGTATAACACATAACGTTATAATTCAAGTCCTGTTTTTGTTAGTTCTTCTACCATTCTCTTTAGCTTTAGATTCTCTAAATATAATTTCGAGTTTATCTGAATCTGCTCCTCAATAGCTTTGTTTTGCATTTTAACGAGTTCTGACGATACTTTAAGGTCATCAATGATAGTTTGTATTCCTTTTCGTTTTTTCTCGCTTAAATCTTCTAATTTTAGCCTGAACAACATTTTGTTTATTGTTAGGTCTATGTTTATTAATGCTAATGTGTAATCAATCATAGTTCGTGTTTAAAAAGGTAATTGATCGTCAAATTTAACATTTGCATTTAAAGGCTTGTAAAATTCTTGCATTTCATTTGATAAGACATTTTTTGTTTTTATCTCTCCTTTTGGTGCAGCATATAAATGTTTATGGTCATTTGGTGAGACTACATCTATATCATAATACGTTAAAGAGTTAATATCAAAATGTAATTCAGCTTTACCAATAGAACCCACACTACGTGGCTTAATCTTATTAAAATATATTTCAGCCATGTTATGCATAACGTCAGGTCTATGTACCGTTATCATAGACTTTCCAGAATTAAACCATTCAGAACCTCCTTTTAAATCATACGGAGATGGGGGAGTTCTTTGCCCATTTACTTTTTCAGTTAGTTTTGGATGTATGATAGTATGTAAATGTAAATTATGTTGTTCAGCAATATGATTTCTATATGGCAAACAAAATTCTAAATAAGTTGCATATCCGCCATATTCATCATAAGGATGACTCATGTCTTTCCAACTGTCAATACTTGCAGTATGTAATTCTCCTTTAGATTTTATTTCAGCAGCCATGTCCCAAAATTGCATTGGAGTAAGTTTAGCTTTTACATCTATTTTAGTCAATACTTTAAAATGTTCCGTTACCCATTCTATTTCTCTTTCTATATCTGAATCAGTAATAGTGTTAGGTTTTTTAGGATCAAAACTTTTATTCGTCTTTTTGTGGATAAAGTCAGCAAGTATTTCAACGTTATTTCCAACGTCCGGAAAATATATTAAATGCTTCCACCCGTAAAACATAGAAGTATTCATAAGCAACTCCATTAATACTTGAGTTTTTCCGCTCATTGGGAAACCTGTCCAGTCTGTGCATCCTCCTAACTGCATTGAGTAATATTTATCTATTTGCTCAAATCCTAAATAAACACCTCTATCGTGATAGTTGTCTCTGTGTTTTTTTAGTTGTTTAAGAACGTCGCTTGGCTCCGTTATTTTATATCCCTCTATTGCCATGGTGCTTTAAATTTTTCTTGTTCTTGTTTAGGTAATGCACCTCCAAATTTAGCAGAATTTTTAGACCATGTTTTTAACCTTCTTTCTACACTCCATGTTCTTTCTAATTCATACTTCATTTTTTTGTTGTTTAAGGTCGTTTCACTCCAATAATCATAAAACTCTCTAATCATATCCTTACCATAAACATCAACAAAAGGAATTAGGGAATTAGCAAACTCCTGTTTGCGTATATTAATATCTATTACTTTCTCTTTTACATTTACATTATCATTTACATTAACAGCTATTTTTGCTATATCAGAAATGCGTTTGCTATCGTTTGCTATATTTTGCCATCGTTTGTTAGCACCTGCCTTACCTGCTTCGCTTCTTTTTTCCTTCGTTTCTTCAAACTTAATTAGGTCACGTTTAAGCTGTTGCTTAATTGGAGTAAATGCCAAGTTAATAATTAATGCTTTCTGATCAGCGTACAGGATAAATCCTTTTTTGTCTTTTGCCATAAAATAAAAAATCCTTTGAGGTTTCGGTGTCGCTGTTACCTACTCCCCCAAAGGAATGTATTTTAATATTTTACTTGGTGCAGCGACTCACCGTTTCAAATATAACTATTTTATTTAATATTTGTTTTAGAAGGGTAAACCTGAAGAATCTTTACCAACCTTTTCAGAGAAACTTTTTAACTCTGTTTCTTTTTTAAATGGCTCTTGAATCTTACCTGAGAAAAACTTACCTGCTTTACCTTCTTTGACCCATAGGCTTATTTCTAATTCTCTTCCATCTACGTTAATAGTCCCCCGGTAGTCAGGATGTTTTTCGTTTTCTTTCTTGTTATTCTTAAAAATAACGGCTGTGTTCGTGTTGTCGTAACTCATTTTACTTTTGTTTTTGGTTATTAAATTCTTGTTTTAAACGCTCCAAATATAGGCAAAAATCCATGGCTTCTTGTTGCGCGTGTTGCAGCCATTGTAACGTGCTTAAATCTTCTCTGTTAAGTGTTACTCCGTATTTAGCTATTCCAACCTCTGAGCGGTCTTTAAATTGCTTAATAACGGATTCTACTATTGTGTCTTTCATAATATACTTTTTAATGTTTCGTAATAGTCTCGCGCTATCTCTACTTTTTCTTTAATCTGTTCAATAGATTTTTCGTCTTTCTCTACAATGAATCTTTTAATGCGCAGTTCGTTTGGTAAGTGATCAAAGTTATGTTGGCTCTGTACTGCTTCACGTAAGTCTAAATCTTCGTCAATTAAACCAGCTTTCCAATGCGCTCTACGTACCTCATCTTCTACTATTTGATGGGGTGTATTCATGAGGGTATAGATTAATTCAGCTTTATCTATTCCTGTTAGAAACATATAACCTTGTAGCTGCCAAAAATAATCTTTATTCTTTAATTCAGTATCGAACATTGGGAAAGTCGAACCATCCCATGAGCATTTAATGTCTGCAAGTAAGTCTTTTGTAATTACATCGGGTTCACCTGTAATCCATTCGTTATTATATCTCTCCGTGTTTTTAACTACAAAATCCCATCCTAACACTTGACCTGCAAACTCTATTGCTTCGTCTTCCATTTGTAGACCTTTGTCTGTATATCTGCTCCAAAACTCTTTAGCTATTCCTAGCTCCTTTTCTTTAAAGTAGTCTTGAATATAAGTCTTTGCAGTTTCAGATAACAACTCCGATTTATTTCTCGGAGCTGTCATGAGTTTCCCTATTGCTGAACATCTAACTATCATAGTGCTTCTATTTCGTGTTTAACTTGTTTCCAAAAATCATAACTACAATTTGGAACGTCAATTTTAATATCACCTTTAAAAGTCTGTATTGAATCTTTAAAAAATTCTGGAATTTCATTTAATATCTCATCAACTGCAATTAAGGCACATTGTTTAGCTGTATCAAAACACATCGGGTAGTTTCCCATCGGGTCATCAACCATATACATTTTATCAAACAATTGTTTTGCATTCTCTTTCGGTGTCATAGTGCTTCGATTTGTTTAGTTTGCTCAGGTGTTAATGTAAATCCGTTTATAGCTTTGATGAACTGATCCTTTGTGATCTCACCTTTAAATACCA